GCCGGAGACCATTCTGATTTTGATGGACAATTGTCCACTCAATTCACAGTTTCAGTCTTCGAGGAGATCGCCGATTGGCTTATTCATCACAATTGTGGTGAAAATTTTCTCATTCCCTCTTTCGATACTGGCGGGAATGAATGTACCATCGAAATAACACCAGAACAACTACGAAAGGCACTTTATGTGTGCGGATCCGAAGTCTGGTCAACGACATTGATGGTAGGACGTAATGTATTTATCAAGTCCGGAGGCAACACGTCGGGCAACAATCTTACGGTTTACATTAATAATAAGGTAAACCGCAAGTATATGTTGCTTGCGTGGTATGCTTTTTGCTTCAAAAACAATCTGTATGAGAAGCTGACCCGGTTTGACGAGTACACTCGACTATCTGTATATGGTGACGACTTACTTTTGTCAGTCGACGAGGAGATATTGGAAATGGGATTCGACTTTTACTTCATTCAAGAAGTGTTAGCCGAGTTCGGATTGAAATTCACCGATGCCAATAAGTCAGATAATCCTCCCCCTTCAATTCACATTTTGGACTCGACATTTCTGAAACGCTCTTTCCGCAAGGATGATGAGCACTCGGATTTGTATGTAGCAATGATGGCACCTGAAACAATCCAGGAGCTAGTGAATTGGTGGAGGCAGACTCCTTACAAGACGGAAGACGAATGTCTTTATGAAAATATTGACAATTCACTTCGTTTTGCCGTTTATCATGGAAAGGAGTATTATACCAACTGGTATCAACGTATAAACAACGCGTTGCACTCGGTAGGACTGCCACCCGCTAAAGATATCTATTTTGAAGAGAGGACAATCTTTCTTTTCAAATGTGATAAGTTGGGTGAGAGGAAATCGCAATTCATGGCGATCCCTGTTGGGGGATCCTTGAGTGATAGTGACAGCGAAGAGTTTTCGGACTGCCTGGAAGGCGATCTAGAGTGAATGAGTAGTAGTTCTTATTAGCCAGATTTTCCCAATCTTTTAAACATCACATTTTGGGTTTGCTGGTGCCTCTAAATTACGTAACTTCAAGTTTTATAATATTCT